AATATGAGATTTATTAGCCCTGATGTCGGAACAATGAAGGCCTATTCCTCCCGCCCATTTTGAAATTTGGGCACATTCCTTGACCGTATCGTAAATCCCATCTATGCTGTCTTCTTTGTTCGCCACCAGGAAACACGATGACAGTTGGGGACGAGGAGTACCAGAATTGAACAGTGTGGGTGTCGCATGTATAAACATGCCCCGGCTCATATAATTATACGTTTCCAGAACCTTCTCCACGTTATCGCCGTGGATTCCTATACTAACCCGCATGAACATGTACTGGGGCGTTTCAATCATTTTGCCATCGATGCGCTGAAGATATGATTTTTCGAGGGTTTTTAAACCAAAATATGAAAAGTCGTAATCCCTGTCATGTTTGATCTCATCTTTTACCTTTGCGGCGACTTGAAGAACTTCGTCGGTTATAATTTTAGCTTTACTGAGTTTTCTCATTGCCAAATGGAAATTATTGGGACATATTTTCTGGATATTACTTGCTACGATACGAGCCGCCAGGATTTCATAATCCGGATGACTGGTAATCATTCCAATACAAGTTTCCGATGAGAGATCGTCAATTTCTTGGGTGGTTATCCTGTCATATAACGACGAAAACACCTGTTGTGCTACCTTCGATGGTTCGAGTTCGTCGGACAATCCTTCCGTGAGGACATCTATTCTGCTAGTGATATTGTCAAACCGCATTTCAACTTCACGACCAGAACGTTTTATAACTTTCATCCTTCTATTACTATATTTCACTGATTATTTTTATATCACTTCTTTCCCCACCACCCCTTCTTCTTGTCTTTCACGGGAACAGCACCCACACGTTCAACTGGGGGCGCAACCAGGGAACTGGTATTCACAAAAAAACGACCGGTATCACCCGGACGAGAGACAGGCGGATATGAACCGATAAACGGTTCGGCGTCTGAAGTCGGTTTCATTTCAAAGTTTTTGACTTTGGCATTAAATGACTTGTCGAAGTCGGCTCCGGTTATCATTTAATATACTCCCCGAAAAAAAACTGTTCACTAATATTAAATGTGTGATAACTTGAACCTCAATTCACTCAGCCAAAAGGAGACTCCCCTGAACACGCTTTTCTTTTCGGAATTTAACCGAAATGTTTTACAGCGGGGTATCAGGCAGACTTTCAAAAACAAGACTGGTATTGCCATCGATTATCAGAATGACCAGGATTTATATGGAATTATGCGTGTCGCATTTATAAATAACAGTGGTGATCATTATCATAAGGTGAATGAACAAGTCAAGTTTATTAACGAACAGGTGATAAATACTGCGGTATCCCAAATTCAAACGGGAGTTACACAGTACATCGATTATTTGAAGGACTCAGACACTATTGCCAATCCCGAGGACAGGCCAGTGAGTACGAGCTTAGTGGGCATGAAGATTCCTAAGAATTCAAAGATAGGTATGTAATCGGCGCAATTGCCATGTTAATTTGTGTAAATTGTCAGAATCCATATCACCGATGATCATTTTTACGTCATCTGGAAGTATGTCCATTTTATTGATACGACGAATTAAACCATCTAATATACCTTGGATTGTTTCTACTGTAAGATTTGTGGCCTCTTGTGCAGCATTTATGGGGTTTGGGTACAAACTCAGTGAATTAGAAATTTCTTGTAATCTACTGAGTTCATTATAGTGATTGACAGACAAAAGGCTCATTATTATTGTTTACGAACATTTTTGTTTTTATTTTTTTTAGATCCTCTCACATATTCCGGGGCGATACCCATACTGGCGGCAAATTTGGCCGTCGTAAGTCCATCCTCTCTTGCATCTTTTATAATTGATTTTTGTAATTTCTTTAACGAGAACATGTCATCTATATCCACCTTTTCCTCGTCGGGTATAGTATCGTCTTTATTTTCGTAAAATTCGGCATATTCACTCTCAAGTTTTTTATCCGATTTCCTCCTGATATAGACCATAATTCCAATGATACTAACCAGACATATGATAGACACGACAGTCATTCTTCCTCTATTGTTCGCGAGCCTCGCACGAATGGACATTGTTACTGTGTACAAATATTTAAAGTTATGACACTAGACACAATTAAGTAACATGACCACCTTAAATTATTACAAAAACGAAACCGAAAAGGTGTGCAAATCAAAGGGGTGGGATCGTGCGAATGTAGATACGGTATGGCTTCTTCTCACAGAGGAGGTGGGCGAACTGGCATCTGCTATCAGACAATACAAGAAAACATTCAAGAAGACAAATTTAAAAAAGGAAAGGGGTATAGATGTTATGATGGAAATGGGAGATGTGTTTAGTTATTTATTTCAACTGGCGCACATGCTTGATGTTGATTTGGACACAATGTGGTCAGAACACAGACAGAAGATCAAAACTAAAAAATATAAAATGTAAGATTATAATAAATAATGAGTTCTTGTATGATCGATGATGAGGCGGCCATAGATAAGATTAATCCATTTGTTCAGAACGATTTTTCATTGCCGGGTGGGAGACGTGAAACACTTAAATCTGAATTTAAGGGATCTATCAAAGATGAAACCCCGGGTGTTGCTGAACCGGAAGAGAGTCCCATATGTAAATATGGTATTTCTGCGGGCGATAATACGTTAGATTGGTGCTCTCGGCCAGCCGTCGACAAGAGTTTGCCTATTCAAAAGAGAAATATCGATACCGGTTTAGAACCCCCCATCGATAAAGATGAGGACGATACCAGGACAACTATAATTAAGATTGTGTGTGTTGCCGCCATTATTGCCGCAATAATACTCATTGTTCGTCGATTAGCTTCAAAACGGTAAACATCCTACCCAATCGTTTCTTATTGAGACAACACTCGATGGCGTCCGGTAAATAATCTCGAATAAATCCTCTAGCAAATTCAATCTGCCACGTATTGTTTTTGTTTATATAAGGCACTTTAAACGTAGGATTCACAATTTTACACGTATTCATAATACGTATAACATCGTGATTTCCCAAATTCTTTCTAGCGAGTAAATTATCTAGAGCGATCAAAGCCATTCGTTGCGTGGATTCGATCGTTTTTTCAACCATGGTTTGTAGAAAATTTTCATATTGGATATCTTGTTTAGAACAGGTGATTTCTGTCCAATCACCCTTACTGGACGTATATAAGTAATCGGTAAAATCTTCATATGTATTAGAATTATAGTTCCATTTAGTATATTTTATTTCCACATAATTTAAATTAGAATCGAGATCAACGACATTCAGCGCACTCTTTAAGAATGACGTCATAGACTAATCTCCGTGCTTTCTTTTAAACTCATTAACATGACATTAAAGACTTCCTAAGTTACTTTGGTTCATGACTTTTTTTAAGTCAAAAAGAATGAAATATTCGAGTATCGCCAATAATACATTTTCTTACCTCTTAACTCTGGATGAGTTTAGATCTAAGATGCCCGATGAATATAAACCTTCATGGATTAAAATTACGACTATAACCGTGATTTCTAAATTCGAACGGGAAATTGAGATTAAAAAACTCCGACAGCTTTTTGAAGAAAATGGTTCTATAAAACTCCGGCGTGTTGGTTCAGATTTTGATGGATTTGAGTGGAAACTGAAACCCACGACATTCTATAATCAAATCACCCTCACATACGAGGATCAATACTCTGTCAAGTCCGTGAAAGTCTTCCCAAACGGTTCTATCCAGATTGCGGGCGCATCTGATCTCATCGACGCAAAGCGAATCATCACTCAATTGGAATATCTGTTTAAAATCTGTTTAGGTCTGGAAAAGCCCACGCCATTGGATTCTTTCCGTGTGGTCATGATAAACAGTAATTTCAGTTTGAATTATAACGTCAATCTTATGGAAGTTGCGCAACATTTTGAAAAACATTCGGATATTTTTAAGATTAGCTTTGAACCGGATCGGTATTCGGCGGTGAAGATCAAGTTCAGGCCAGCGGAGGAAATGAAAGAAATTACAACCAGTATTTTTAGTACCGGTAAAGTTATCATCACCGGGGCGGAGACATTGAAGGAGATCGTGTTCGCATACAATATCATCAATCAACACATTAACCAAAATGAAAAAATTCGGGTTACCGAAACTCAAGACAAGGACATATTCAATATATTTCTTGGACACAAAATTGAAACCATGGTTGATGCCTTGCGAGACAGTGGATATCATTCATGGCTCAAGACTATCACAAATAGAAAAATTAATTTCTAACGTCATGGTAAATCAGATCATGTCGCAACGACTGGGAATGGCAGATGGTCGTCAATATTCTCTTAACTCTTCAGCACAGCTCTTGAATAACCACATCATGCAAAAAAATGGTGTTCAATATGCGGATAATTATTCCTACCGACAACTTCTCCAGAAAGGCGGTCCGGCCGTGATTGAACAACTCCAAAAGGAACAGGCGAAAAAAGGTCTCATTAAACCGGATACTAACTAATCACGTAAAATACGCAAAAAAAACTTATACCAATACTTTAATGTCCTCTCCCTGTTCTATATGTCTTACAGAGGTTAGATCGACCAGATCAAATACACGCCTACGGTGTGGACATATATTTCATACGGAATGTTTAGATAAATGGAAAGAAAAAGGTAAGAACACGTGTCCTACATGTCGAAAACTATTTGATGTTTCTAAGTTTTCTGTGACAATAACCGTTAAGAACAATGATACAGAAAACTCCGAATCTAGAGTTGTACCGGAGTCAGAAGCCATGATGGATTTTCTAAATGAATGTGATATCAATTTTGATATAGAAAACGTATTAGACCTTAGAAGCCTTTTGTCCGACCTTGGGATGAGTCTTTCCGACTTTGATTCCCGTGTCACGGACACAGAATGAACTGCAATAGGTTGTGTAATTTAAACCAGGATAATTCCTTGCCGCATATCTAGGATCCTTTATCATTTTACCAGACGCATCACTCAAAAGAGGACCTGTGGCCCAGCCCCTCTTATGAGAGAACACATTAGCTTTAAAAACGATTTTCTTACCCTTTTCGATCTTACCCGCACTACGAATTCTTGATTCCGGTACTTTGAAGAATTTACTTAAACTCGCGACCGTATCACCCTCTTTCACTTTATATTCAACGACACCGTGTTGTTTGTAGAAGTGGAAATCTCCCATTCTAATATAATTTGTGGGTCTCCCAGGACTAACAAACATCATCACTTTGTAATACCCCTTTTTACACTTTTCGTTCGCTGCGACTTTGTATATTTTGGTGGGATTATCGGACAAAACTCTCTTTGGGAGACTTGTACAGTGTGTATAGGTGTGTCCTTTATTTGAAAGACCGGATCTGTCACCTGGAATACTCTTCTGCCATCGATACGCCTCGTAGTCACCCACGGCGTATGCGTAACAATTATTATTATTTATTCCCGTTTTTGACCCCCACCGTCTATTGGTGAATTTTTTTTCAGAACCAGACAAGGGCAAATCCTTCGCCATTTAAGTTTACTTCAGAAAAAAATTATTGACTAATATTAAATGTTAAAGGAAATCTCCCAAACCCGAAGCCCGAATGAGCGTACTCGCATCATTATTTTGTTCTTACTCAATCTCGTCATCAGCACATTCTTGCTTAAGCTTCTTTGGAACAGGTCGTTGGTGAAGCACGTAAGCACGTTGAGAAAGGTTGATACGCTTCTTGAAGCTTTTATCCTCTCTATCGCGTTGTCCGTCGTTCGTGGTCTTTAGACTTCTCTGTACCCGACAATTTTTTCGCCTTTTGGG